ATTATGCACTATTACTGCATGAGCAAACTTTTTAAATCATACATCAACTTATACATTAATTCCTGTATTAAAATATGACAATTATTATTTAGATATTGCTTCCGCAGGATATTGGGAGGATTATATTCCATTGTCTTATTTTGCTTCTTACATTGATGATGTGAGTGGGCAAAAATATTATGATTTAGATTTATTGCAATTTAACATAGACTATCCATCTCCAACCGTAGTTTATTCAACAGAGCAAACCGCATCTTGGGATTATGACGCATTAGAACTAGCATATGACCATACAGTTCAAAGAACATATGCACAATTGGATAATTCATTGTTTTCTGGATGGCAAGATTATGAAGATATAGAGCAAAAATCTATAAAAACTTATTTTTATAATACGGATAACTCTTCTATACGTAGTTACATTAGTTTTCAATATATTTCTTCAGGAGCAAATAAAAACTTTAAAGATTTTTCATCTATACAGCCAATTAAAAATGATAAAATTTTAAATGTTTCTAATTTTACAAATTGGCAAAATACAGTTTTTGAAGTTGCAGATAATACAATAGTTTATCCTCCAATAGGGATTGATTTTAATACTTTAGCCATTGTTGTTCACTTAGTTTTTAATATACAGGGGACACAGCATAAAAATATTACACTTAAAAAACTAGAATTGGCCTCACAAGCATTTGATCATAATGCTGCAAAAAAGATAGGAACTAGATTTGGATTACCGATTTATCCCTATAAAAAAACTGGAATTTATTTTGATTACAAAGCAAAAAATCCTATAAGTATTTTTAAAGAAAGTGTACCGTATTTATACTCAACCAGAAAAAGCGGTATCGAAGTCAGAGGATCTTTTAGTCCTTTTGTTAATAGGGGTATTGGAATTCCACTCAATAGGAGCAATTCTAATGACTATAAAATATCGGCTATACAGATGTGGCTTAGATATGATTTTGATAAGTTTACATATGGGGCAACTCAAGTTTTTGAATTAGAGCATAAAAACAATATAATTCAATTTTTTATATCCGCTGTTAGCGAAAATGGCGACAGGGGTAAAATTTTTGCAATTAATAAATCTACTGGTCAAGAAGTTAATGGCTTGGCATTCTATATTAATGGTAGTCTAGTTAGAGAGCCAATAGTTGAAACAAAAGAATGGACTGTCTTTGGTGTTTCTTTTGCTAACAGTTTAAATCTAGACAATTTCTTGGGATATATTAATTTAAATGGGCCTTTTGTTTTTAATAGTATTACAAATTATCAATCTACAGAATTACAAGAGATTCAAAGTAAAATATATAGACCATGGCTTAAAGTAAAAAATGATGGCATTTCTAATTTATTTTGGTCATATTGGTATACATCTTACAATTGGAATGGTGTTCTTGTAACTGAGTCTTCAGAACTATATGGAGTAGACCCATCTGAAGTATACAAAACCTATATTGGCAGGAATAAGGTTGTCGTAGATAGCAATACTTCTGAAAGTTTAAATTTTACAGCAGACTCTATAAAAATATTTACGGATGCCTCGTGGCAAACAAGAAGTCAGATACCAGTATAATATGGTATACTGATGGATATGAAGCCTGCTAAAAAGAAAAAAAATAGCAAGTCGTTGCCCAAAATGAAGGGGCAAGTTGGCGAATCTCGTATAAAGGTTATTGAAAAAAACTATAACTGGGGTCTTTATGTCTATAAAAGGGCTAATGGAAAATGGTTTACAGATGGAACTGGGTCTGTATTAAACATTCCTGCAATGAAGAATGACATATCAAAAATATCTGAGTTAAAGCAAGCAGCAATTTATTATGGAGATCCTGGAGATGGACAATGTATTTTTGTCCCTGGTCTAAATAGAGTTTCAGAGGAAGAGTACTCAGAGCAAAAACAAAGAATGGCAGAGGGATGGATTCCAAATATGAATGATCTTGGTGCCGTACATGCTGCACAACAAACTGTTAAAAAATGGGGAAGTGAAGAGTAATGAGCGAAGAAAAAGAATATAGATTAGGCGCAAGAATTGATGAATTACTAGAGGAAGACAATCAATTTAAAAAAAGTGATCCATTTAATCAGACATGGGATGAGTTAAAAAATTTATCTGGTTTAGACAATAACTTTAAACGTCGTGCTTCTAGAATGTCAAAAGTCGAAGCCTCTCCAGCATACATGGATAGCGCTCTCGCAGTTAATTCAGGTATTAACGGAGCACAATCAAAAGAAATTAATCCAGGAACCTTGTATAGAAACGCTTATGGATTATTTGATGTCATTACTCCCCCATGGAATGTTTACGAGTTGGCAAACTATTATGATACTTCTTTTGCTAATCATGCTGCAATTGATGCTAAGGTAGAAAACATTGTTGGTTTGGGATATAAGTTTGAAATATCTCCTAGAACCATGTTAAAACTAGAAGCCTCTATTGATAGCGGAGCCACAGAAAGAGCACGTAAAAGAATTGACCGATCAAAAATAGAATTAACAGACTGGCTAGAAAGTTTAAATAATGATGACTCTTTTACTTCTACAATGGAAAAAGTTTATACAGATGTGCAAGCAATAGGTAATGGATACTTAGAAATAGGAAGAACTGTGCGTGGAGAAATTGGATATGTTGGACATATTCCAGCAACCACTATGCGTGTTCGTCGTATGAGAGATGGATTTGTTCAAATTATTGCAAACAAGGTTGTTTATTTTAGAAACTTTGGAGCAAGGAATGCAAATCCAGTAACTGCCGACAATAGGCCAAATGAAATTATTCATTTTAAACAATACTCTCCATTAAATACGTTTTATGGTGTTCCTGATATTATTTCGGCTATATCTTCATTGCATGGCGATCAGTTAGCATCTCAATATAATATTGATTATTTTTCTAATAAGGCTGTACCTAGATATGTTGTAACTTTAAAGGGAGCCAAACTGTCTGCAGACGCAGAAGATAAAATGTTTAGATTTTTACAGACTAGTCTTAAGGGACAATCGCATAGAACATTATATATACCACTTCCTGGCGATACAGATAACAATAAGGTTGAATTTAGCATGAATCCAATTGAAAATGGAATTCAGGACGGGTCATTTAAAGAATACAGAAAACAAAATCGTGATGATATTCTAGTTGCTCATCAAGTACCACTTTCAAAACTTGGCGGTTCAGATTCAGCACAAATCGCAGCAGCCTTGGCTCAAGATAGAACATTTAAAGAACAGGTTGCTAGGCCAGCACAAAGACAGTTAGAAAAAATGATAAATAAAATTATTCGTGAAAAAACAGATATTCTTGAGTTTAAGTTTAATGAGTTAACGTTAACAGATGAAATTGCTCAATCTCAGATTATTGAAAGATATGTAAAAAGCCAAGTCTTGTTGCCAAACGAGGCAAGACAACAACTTGGTTTGCCACAGGTTTCTTATGGAGATGAGCCTTTTCAATTAAAACCACAGGATACAGCAAATGAAACTACAAATAGACAAAGAGACTCAGAAAGAACAAACAATCAATCAGATAGCCCTGCAACCGTATCTGGAAGAAATCCAAAAGGAGAGGGTAGATCATCTCAATAAATGAGATATCATTAAAAAGACCTCTATAATATATACTAGTATGATTATATCTAAAGCCCATTGGAATACAGAGGGCGAACAACTTCGCCTTTCAATGCCTTTTAGTAAGGTAGATAAAGAGAGACGTACAGTCTCAGGCTTTGCCACACTCGATAATGTAGATAAGCAAGACGATATTGTTACAACAGAAGCAAGTTTAAAAGCATTTAAAAAGTTTCGTGGAAATATTCGTGAAATGCATCAACCATCTGCGGTTGGTAAAATGGTTTCATTTAAAGAAGATAGATACTATGACACAGATTCTGAGAAAATGTATAATGGTGTTGTAGTGTCTGCTTACATTTCTAAAGGTGCACAGGACGCATGGGAAAAGGTTCTTGATGGGACATATACAGGTTTTTCAATTGGCGGAAGAATGAACCAATGGGACGATGCTTATGATGAGAAAATAGATAAACAAATTAGAATTATTAAAGACTATGATTTAGTAGAATTGTCTTTAGTCGATAGTCCTGCAAATCAATTTGCAAATATAGTTTCAGTAGAAAAAGTTGATGGCGTAGATGTTGTTAAAGGAATGGACACAGTCATTGAAAATGTTTTTTGGGATAAAGAGTCTGGAATCATTATGGTTTCAGAAAATGAATCAGAAGCCAGTCCAGCAACTGGTAATCAAATGCAAAATATAGGTTTCGTTGAAAAAACAGACAACGAGAAAACAAATATGATCAAATTCTTAGTTGACAGTGCTAAAGGCACAAATACTTCTAAGATACAAAAGGAGGCAAATCCTATGGCAAAATCAACAAAAAAGACAACAGAAGAAATTGTTGAAAAGACTGATGTTGTTGTTGAAGATGTTCAGGTCGCTCCACAGGCAGAAGCCACAGTCGAAACTGCTGAAGTTACAAAGTCAGAAGAACTTGTAGCAGAAGCAATTCCAGCAAGTGATACAGAAACAGCAGAAGTTGCAAAAACTGAAGAGGTTAAAGCAGAAGAAGTTGTAAAGTCTGAATCAGTGGCAGAGGAAGTAAAGACTGAAGAGGTATCTAAGTCTGACGAAGTAATTGCAGATGCAGTTACAGAAATCAAAAATACTCTTACATCAGCCTTTAGCGATCTAGTTGCAACCGTTAAGTCTCTACAAGAGCAGGTAAATGCAATAACAAAATCTGTTGATGCAGTTTCACAAGAAGTTACTGCAGCAAAAGATGAATTTAGTGAATTTGGAAAGCGTGTTGACGCAGTAGAAGCAGATACAGCATTCCGAAAATCTGGAGATCTCGGTGAGATTATTCAGGAACAACCAGAAATGGTTGAAAAATCCCTATGGGGCGGTCGTTTCCTCAAAACAGCCGACTTATTTCGATAAGTTTAAATCACTAGGAGGTGTAATAATGTCGGAAGAAATCAAGAAAAATCAGCCAGGTACATCTGGTCAACTTGGTGGAACTGCTCCAGGTCTTTATCAAGGCCAAGGCGCATTCGCATCAGGATCTGACGCAGCAGCGAACGTACCAGGCAATTACTCCGATGGTGGCGTTATTGGGAATATCCCAACAGCACTATCAGGAGTGACATCAGGTCCAAACGCAGTTAACCCTTCAGGTGATGCTGGTAGCGGTATTCTTCGTCCAGAACAAGCACGTCGTTTTATCGACTATGTTTGGGACGCAACAGTACTTGCACAGGATGGCCGTCGTGTAACAATGCGTGCTAACACAATGGAACTTGAAAAAGTTAACGTTGGTGAGCGTGTAATTCGTGCTGCTTCACAAGCACTTGGTGACTATACCAATGCTGGAGCAACATTCAGTAAGGTAGAACTTACAACCAAGAAGATTCGTCTAGATTGGGAAGTTTCTGCAGAAGCACTAGAAGATAATATCGAAGGTGCTGCTCTTGAAGACCACATCGTTCGTCTTATGACAAACGCATTTGGTAATGACATTGAAGATCTAGCCATTAACGGTGATGGATCAACAGGCTCATTCCTTTCAATTATGGAAGGTTTCGTACACAAGGTACAAACCGATGGAGATGCTCACGAAGCAGAGGTAACAGTTACCGATAATGCTTGGACAACTCCAGTTATGCAAGACATCATTCTAGCAATGCCACGTAAGTATCGTGCTATCAAGCAGAACCTAAAGTTCTATGCTGGTACAGATGCTTTCCAAGGTATTGTTAAGAACAATGGTACTCTTGCAGATGCTGTTGCTGAGGCTTTTGCTGGACAAGTTCCAGGAAGCACACAAGCAAATCGTCAAAACTACTTAGATGGTCTTGGTCAAACATTCGGTGGAGCACGTACAACTCGTGTTCTAGGTGTTGACGTACAAGAAGTTCCTTACTACCCAGCAGGATATGTTGATTTAACATTCCCTGCTAACCGTGTATGGGGCTTCCAAAGAGACATCACAGTAAACCGTGAATATGTAGCGAAAAAAGATACTGTAGAATACACAGTATTTGTTCGTTTCGGACTTCAATGGGAAGAGCAGGATGCAATTGCATTCGCTGACGCTGCTTCAGATTCCTAATCTGTAAACAGTTTTAGGGGGGATGAGAGTTAATTCTCTTGTCCCCCTTTTTCACTTATAATGATATAATACAACAAGGAGGAGACTATGTCTGATGTTAAAGAAAAAAACAAACAAGCGCTTGGTTCGGTTGGCAATGGTATCTTTGGCACTGTCACTGTTTCTTCAGAAAATTTATCAGAAACGCAACAAAAAAAATCAAAAATAGAAAAAGATGTAGTTGCAATCCATTCTTCCAAAAATATTTATTGGTCTGGGGTAGGTAAAATTTTAAAAGGGTACAATATAGTTGAAAGACATAATGCTGAAAAATGGCTTACAAAGCCAGGAATTAGAAGTGCTACTCCTGAAGAAGTAGCAAAGGAGTACGGTTTATAGTATGGATATATTAAGGGTTTCTACATATCCAAAAGTAACAACTTGGGATGTTCCAGAGGCAAATGCAGAATATACAATTTATGTTGAAGACTTGGTTGATCATGTATTAACAAATACTGTGGTTAACTCTACAGCCTCTAGCACTATTACATACAATATAACTCAGTCTGAATCATTTATAGATAGATCGTTTTTATTTCAGGTAATGGATGAGGATGATAACTTAGTCATAGAAGATAATATAGATTTAATTAGGCCATATGTTGATCCTAATATTCTTGGATCTACTGCTTCTGAAATTACAGAGTACACACAGTTAGAGATGGTTGCAAGATCTATTATTGATACAATTGTGGTAGATGGTTTTTATAATTTAAAACAAATAGTTCAAGGCGTTGGGCAAGGATCAGACTATTTTAGTATTTGGAAAAAATTTAATAAAATATTAAAGGTTTATGAAAACAACCTTTTAATATATGACTTTGAAACTCCAGATGATAATGTTTATACATTTAATATAACTGGAGACAATTCTGCAGTACAACGTGTTTTTGATGGAGCATATAATAGAGTTGAGCAAGGATCAATAGTTCTTCCTCCAGCCTATGGAGATTTGGGCTCAGTTGGTAGCGGTAGAATAGTAGATTTCCCAAGAGGGTATGACTATACTTTTGTCTTAGATGCAGGATATAAAACTGTTCCTACAGATGTTGAGTATGCAACAAAACTATTAATTGAAGATTTAAAATGTGGAAAATTAGATTATTATAAGAGATATGTGACATCTTACAATACTGATCAATATAAAATTCAGTTTGACAAAAGTGTTCTTTCTGGAACTGGAA